AGGTTTGCTCGTCGCCGTTTGGATAGTAACGGGAAGAGAAGGTCGCAGTCACTTCGCCTTGGTTGCGTTCGTCTGGGATCATCTCGTTAATATACAAGATGTTATCGCCTTGTCCAATCTGCACTGGCCCTGTCTCGGCGTACACGCTTTCTGTTCCGTGGTTCATCCCGATCTCGTGATCGTAGATATAACCGTCGTCCGTCACCATCAATGGGTTGGCGAACACGCCACGGTCAATACCAGCAGAACGGCCCAATGATCCAATTGACCAGTTGTTCTGGACGTAGTTCCAAATCACATAGCGATTGTTCTCTTGGCTTGAGGCCGATGGATAGAAGAACCATACTTCGTCGAACTGTGAGTTGTTGACGGCGTAAGCTTTGCTGATCTGCGCTTGGTTGATGTCCGAGAATACATAGTCTGACACTTCGCACGGCACAGCCTTGACGTAGCCGTCGTACATATAAAAGCCACGTGAACCCATCCAGACCGCGAAGTTATCCTGAACGGCAATAGCGTTCGGCCCAGCAAGACCACAAGCGCGACCCGCAAACTCAGATGTATAAACAAATGGCTGGCCGACATAAGATACGATGTGCGCGTCAATGTCTGTAAGAACGAGAACTTGACCACGAACGCGTTTGGCTGTGATAATTTTACCACCCGTCTGCAACTCAAGACTGCCAGCAAGGTTCGTGGATGATGCCGTCCAGATCGTGTTATTCTCAAGATCGGACCACGCAATCTTACGTGGATTGCCGGACGCACCAAGAGCAAACATCGAACGTTCGTTCGTTACCAGAACGCCGGTGTTAGATGTCGGCGCGTTTGTTACGACAACAGCGGGTGTCGGCGTTGCGGTGTCCAACTGCCACTCATAAATCTTACCATCAAAGTTCGAACAGCCGACAAGATATTCGCCCCATGTGTCCAGTGTCCATGTGGTCGCCGGAGTGACAACGCCAACGTCAGGACGAGGCGTACCGTAGTATCCGGCGCTGTAAAGACCAACGCCATAGCCTCCGCCAACAGACGCATTTGGATTGCCCGGCGTAAACCCAGCAGGAGTAATGTCCACAATCACAGACGATTGCGTGATAGCGTACAGCTTTGAGTGCGTCCCGACGGAGATATAGCGAGTGCTGTTGTTCGAGCGCCACGCAATCATGCCACGGGCTTTGCCGCTAAGAGCGGTGGTGGTTCGTTCTTGCCAGCCACCGACGGGACGCATCATCCCTTCAACCCAGCGCACAAGGTTCACGTCATACCACCGGCCAGAACTATCAAGTTCTGTTCCGTTGCGGTAAACACCCGGCGGGATACTGATTGGAATAAGCGCCATTTAATTACCTGTGCGTAAGACTAAAGTTCTTATATCACTTATTTGGGATTTTTACAGCCTCTTCCCATGCTTCTACTGTTCGGCGGTGACGCAATGCGCAGTCCCCATATTTGGCAATAATCTCAACTTCCCAGATAGCCCGCTCTGGATCAATAAGCGTAGCAGGCGGCGTGGGGAGCAGTGGACAATTACTTGCTAAGTTCGCTGGCGGCTGCGGCATTGGCGCGATTGACGCTGCCTTCGAGCAGCCCGATAAGACGAGGGTCAGGAGCGCAATTAGCAGGGACAGCAGGCAAAGTCTTATATATCTCGCGGATTGTTTGCTTTTCTCCGGCGACCACCACATCGGCTTTATCCCGTTCGGCTTGGTAAAGCGTAGAAACCTCATCTATTTGTCCTTGCATTTGCTGGCGTTGCTTCTCGGCTTTTTCCAGAACCGCAGAATACGCGGCATCGCACTGCCAGTCTTTGACCTTCCATCCGGCGGTGAGGCCAATAGCAAGAGCGCCTGCCGCCACATAACCCATGAATGGATTAATCCGCACCATTTATTTTTCCCCATTCCCTCACCGCAAATATAGTAGCACAAGACGTGATTGTCGCCGCCAAATCCATAAGCGATATGGGCTGGCTGTTTAGTATGGGCAACATTACCGCGTTGACAATCACACCGCAAGCAATACCGATACAGGTAACTGGTCGCCACCAAACACGGACACGTTCAAGCAGGGCAGCTTCTAGTTCTTTAATCGTCATTTGGGGTCTGGATATTTTGACGCTGGGAGTTGGAAATGCGGGCCATCCTTAAACTTTTTCCAATCTCCGCCCCATTCGATCTGGACGCCCAACTCATTCGCAGCCTGTTTAACTGCCGCCGCCAACTTTGAATAGAGCGGCCAGTGGAACATCTCTTCCGTTTCAATCTTGCCGTCCTTATCTAGATCAACAAGCGGGATAAGATCGACCGCAAAGCCATGAATGTGGCGTGATCGCATCGTCTTCGATGCTCCAATCGCCACCAGTTGGCGCTGCCGATCTATTGTCCGAAGCCCTTCGTTCACCCGAAAATCAATAGGGCTAATCTGAATTGCCCGGTGAACAACTTTATCCAAATCAGGGTGTACCCCGTGAAGGTTGGCCAGAGATTTTTCGCCTAGTTTAAAAGCCATTACCGATCTGCCTTATTGTCCAACTTGTCTTCAATCCGGCGGAGGTGAAGCATTACTTCATCGAACTTCTTATCAATGCCGTTGAACTTCTCGTCACCAAACTCAAGTTTCGTTTCGAGAATTGCGAGACGATTGCTCAACTGTGTCCACACGCCAATGATGGCGAATATGCCAGCGACAACAGTGAGAAGCGTATCAATGCCGAATGACATATCCATCGTGCGTTTCCTTTAGCCCCAAGGAAGAGGTGGATTTACAACTGGTGGGTTCTTGGCGTTCTCAATCTGAGTTGCAAGGTTTGCTTCAACTGCGGCAACAGCTTCTTCGCCCATTGCAGATTGAACCCATCCGATTACCTGCGCTTCGGTCAGGCTGGCGAATGGTGTAAAGGTCGCTTCTGGATCAAGCGTCAGGGCTTGCGAGCCGTAGCTATAACCGGAGAACTCGCCGTCCTGTGCGGCAACCGACCAATGCACGGTGAATACAATGTCAGCGTTACCTTCATACTCGGGATAGCAGTCAAGCTGCGATACTTTCCAAGTGGTTTCCATTTTAGTTTCCTTCTAATTCGGCCACGCGGGCGCGGAGTGATTGTAGTTCCTTGACCAGCATCGGGACCAGCTTAGAGTAGTCCACGCCCATAGTAGCGTCAGGGTCTTCTGGTTGATGCACTGCCTCTGGCGCAACTTCAAGCAATTCTTGGGCCACGAAGCCGTAGCGTTGTTCGCTGTTGTCCGCGTTCCACTTGAAGCTGCGGACTTGGATTGCGTCGATAAGATTGGCCGCATCTGGCGCGTCAACGATGTCATGCTTTAGGCGGGCATCTGAGGTGACGTTGTACGAAGTAAGCGAACCGCTTGTTGAGATTGACCCTACGCCCCCGTTCGGGTTGAAGAAAGACAGATGGCCCCATGAGGCCGTGGTGTTTACCCGTGTTTCTTGATAGGGGTTCCCACTGCTGAAGCCTACCGCAAACCCGACCCCTCCGGCATTCGGGAATGTCGTCGTCCCCACCAGCAAGTTACCGCTGCTGTCGATGCGCATACGTTCGGAGTAGTTCGTGTACCAGACGTGCGGGCCGCTGTTGGCGGAATAGTTAATGGACCCTGCACCGCCGAAGGAACCGTAGCTACCATTGCCGACCCAAATTTGGCCCTTGGTGTTTGTGCCATCGGTGAACGAGAAGCCAGTAAAGCCCGTGGCGTCGGTATTTGTGATTGTCTCTTGGATAGACCCACCCGCCGCAGCCCCACTAAGATGCAACTTGGAAGTCGGCGAACTCGTACCAATCCCGACGTTGCCGCTGGTGTCGATGCGCATACGTTCTGCGGAGTTAGTTAGAAAACGAATTGGAACAGCAGTGGCGGTTGATAACTGAACGCCGTTAACATTGACGCTTGCTGCATAATCGAACCAACCAGAATTGTTTTGCAGGTAGCCTATTTCTATACCAGTCCCATTGCGTAGAATAACATTACCATTTACATCTAAACGGGCTGCGGGCGCGCCATATCCTATACCGATATTCGTGCCGTCGTCGTACACCACAGACGTGCTGACTGTATTGCTATCGGCGGCTTTCGCCAGATAGTTGGCAGTCATCGTACCGTCGATTTTGGCGTTAAGCTGCGTCTGGATGGCGGNTGTCACGCCATCAAGATAGCTGAGTTCGGCTGGACTGATCGTCGCGCCATTGGCGGATACGTTGCCAGCTACAGTCAGGACTTTACCAGAGCCGACGTTAACGCCAACGCTCGTGCCAGTGCCGTCTGCTTTGAACAGCGCGTCAATAGTGTCAAGGTCCGTATTGAGTTTCGTCCCCCAAGTATCGGCGGATGCGCCGACTTCAGGTTTCGTTAATCCAAGGTTTGTTGTGGTTGTATCAGCCATTTAAGTCCTCACGCAGCTTGCTGCCATATTTCTGCTGTATCAGAAATTGGCGTCCATGTCTCGTTAGTTATTGATTGCGGTGTCCAAGTTTCTGCAATTACTTCAATCGGTGTCCAACTTTCCGAAGTATCGGCTACCGTATCCCACGTTTCCGGCGTGATTGGCTCCGGCTCCCACTTCTTTGTGGCGTTAATCGTGACGCTAGATTGGGCATTACAAGTAGCAGCATCCGTCACTCGGCGGTTTACGGTAACGCTTGTCGTTGCGACTGCGTTCGTCGTGATCTTGACAAGGAACACACCTTGCAGAGATACAGTTACGCTTGCCGTGGCGTTTGAAACGCAAGAAGCAAGCCGAACACGAGTTGCTGCCACAGATACACTGGCCGATGCGGTGGAAGTCACAGCGGCGTTCTGGACACGGTCAACCGTGACAGACGCGCTTGATGTGGCGTTGGCCGTGACTGCCGCAAGGTTAATCTTCTGCGCGGTGACAGTCGTCGAGGACGAGGCTATGTCGGAGACAGCGGCCAGCAGGATACGTTGCGCGGAGACGACAGCACTAGACGCAGCATTTACGGTGATAGACGCCTCTTTAGGGTCTATCCCGTAATTACCGCGTCCGAATAGACCGCTGCCGTAGCCAGCCATCTACTTAGTCCAGATTGATGTCGAAGTCGCCCGCAGGAATACGGAGAACGTCACCGCTTGCAATCGTCTTGCTCGTGGTCAACGGACCATAGGAAAGCATATTGCCGCCCGTGGAAGCGTCAAAGACCGCAGCGTAGGTTACTGTTCCCCATGATGCACTCGCAGTCGGAAACTCAACAGCCGCCGTATTGGACGCTTGGTTGGCCGTGACGGTAAACGCAATCGTTTGCCGAGCGTAAGAGCCGCCAGAGACTTCCGTCCCTGTGTTAGCCTCACCCGGATCGGACGTGTACAACCCGACATACAGAGTAGCAGGCGCGGTGTACGGCACTGCGCCAAACACATGGCCGAGAACCTTGTTTTCAAGATAATTAGAAAAACTCATCCGAAAGTCCTTATCCGTGCTTTAAGTTTAGACGAACCAATACGAGCGCGCTCGTCGGCGATGCGCATATCTTCTACCAGCTTTTCATACAGAGAAGTCCAGATGGCTGTGCGTTCATCTTCCTTTAAGTACGGCGCGGACTGAGCCAGCGTGCCGTATAGGTAGATGTCTGGGCTTTCAGTCAAAAGCCAATTGGTCGGCGCTGCGTCAGACAATGCAGGCAACTTGGCGTAATAGAGGAGTTCCGCGTCGTAAGACCCGTCGGGTTGTGGCAGAACTTCGAACTGCTGGCCAATGGTTGTGAAGAACATCGGTTGGCCTGCGGAACTGTAGCTTTGGCTGTCTTCAAGAAGCTGCTCCGGCGTAACGTAAACCAGCGGAGTAATAGGATTTGTGTTCAACTGGAACCGGATTGTTTCTTTCCAGTCAGCAGGAACAGCAAAGTACGGCGTATCCATAGTTGCGGTCGCCCGCGATACCATCTTACGGTGACGGATTTGGCGGGACATCTGCGCTTCAGCAAGCGAGATGAAGTTTGGAATAGCAGTCGTCAGATCAGACCGGTTTAGCCAATCGGCGACTGTGGTCCTCAACTCTGAATACGTCGTAATCGCCATTAGACAGTCCCCGGCCTTGTGCGGAAGTAACGATTATCTGGATCGTTCAACCACTTCTTCATCGCCTCTTGGTCTTGTGTGATACCTTGGCGTTCTAGTTCGTAATACACTGAAATAGGGATGCTGCCAACCTTTGTCCATTCACCCCAGCGTTCCGGCGCGTCTAAGTATTCGCGCTTGTTCTGCTCAATGATTGCCGAAACGTCTTGCTCTTTCGAGATGATCGCTTCGTCCTTTTCGGCATCGTAATCGTAAAATGTTTTGACGCCTGTGAAAGCGTCGTCATTGATAAGGCGTTTAGTCATTCAACGTGGCTCCATGTCCTACCAGTCCTAACGCCACGAATGCAGTTTGCGCTCAGACTTAATTCTCTTGCGATGCTTGCGGCATTTTTACTGCTTTGTCTTATATACCTAACAAGGCTATCATTCAACTTCGCCTTTCCATTGTCAATCCCCTTTGGCGCAATAGTACGTTTGCGTCCTTTAGCTATCATGTCGGCAATGTTTTCTTTAAATGTGCCAATCGATAGGTGGTCGGGATTTACACAAGATGGATTGTCACACGAGTGCATGACAACGCAACCCTCTGGTATTTGTCCTTTGTGCATTTCGTATGAAAGGCGATGCGCCGATAGGGTGGGGCTTCCTTTCCCCCCACTTTGAATTGACCCATATCCGTTTCTACTAGTGTTTCCGGTCCATATCCAACATGTTGCCGTTCTATCAACTTTTCTAAAAAATCTAGTCGATAAAGATGCGTGCGATCTTCCGTTGTCTTCTACCGTACCCACACGTTTGTGCCGAAGGTAGTGCCTATTGCACATCCCTTTTGCTACAACTTGATCTTCGCAATTTTCGACAAAACAATTTTGCATAAAAACCTCCGGTAAGAAGTTTAGTTCTATACCGGAGGCCTTTATTAGTCAAGTCTTAATTAGCTCGTGGTAAGGTCAGCGACGATACCGTGCGCAGCTTGGCTGTTTACCTTCAGGCCATACTCGACGAGGAGCAAAGCCTTCTCGGCGTCGCCGGTTTTCGCCAAGTCCATTTTCTGGATTGGACGAAGAACGGCCAACGATGCGTAATCAGGATCGACTACGAACGCATCACGGTCACGCTGGAAGCGGTTAGGAACGATGTTGACCGTACCGAAGTCAGACACATAAACGTCGGCTGCGCCGATGATCTGCGCCTGCTGGCCAGCAGGAACGTCACGGAACTTCGTGGCGATACCGGCGAATGCAGAAGCGGCGGTCTTGTTGAAAGGACCAACCATCAACATCTTTGGCGTGCCACCCGAAGTCCAGACCTGCTGGATTACGTTCTTCAGAAGTGCTTCTGTGAACGCACGCTGCGTACCATCGGTACGAGCAGCAGTTGGGGTCGAGCCAACAGTTGGGTTAGCACCGCCTGAACCGAACGAGGTGTTCGAGGTCAACCATGCAGGCAGACCAGCAGTACGACGTGCAGTGGTGGTGTTACCAGCAACCGATGCTTGGTTGGCAAGAAGAGCGGCTTCCATGTCGCGCTTCAGTTCCGAACCCAGCTTGGCAAGCTGATAGGTCATTTCGTTACGACGACCAGCCTTATCGACTGCTTCAAGCGTACCGGAGATTACGACGTTCTTCGTGCTGATCTGCGTGTAGTTACCAACGCGAGCGGTTGGGCTAACAGCAGTGAACGAAGAAATGTCGTCACCTTCGAGTGCGGCGTTAGAAGCCGAAGCAGCAGCCAAAGCGTCGGTCTGCCATTCGAAGTAGGTGTTCTTGACGCTCTCGCGGCCGATGTTCGAAATGAACGGAGTTTCTTCTGGCGAGATGTTATAGATAACGTTCGACAAGTCTTCACGAATACCGATAGCTGAGTACCGGGTAAAAGTATTTGCTACAATAGCCATTAGTTCACATCCTTATTAAATGAGTTTATCCAAGAGAGCCGCCGCATCTGCGACACGGCCCGTACGCGCAAGGCGCTGGGACGCTTTCGTTACGTCGGAGGAACGCGTATTGACTTGAGTACCTGAAGAACCGGGGCGAACGATCCGGGCAACCTTTCTTGGCTGTGCCTTCACTTTTTCCACTTTCTTCGAACCCTTATCAAACATCATAGCTTTGCGAAGGATTGACACGTGACTGGCTTGGACAAGTGCGCTTAGGTCGCGTTCACTAAACCCGTTGTTCAAAGCCCATTCACGAAGTTCCTTAGCTTCGCTTTGCATTGTGCCTTCGTCTTTCCATTCAGGAATTACGTCGGTGAGTTTGGCGCGCTCTGACTGCACAATGTCAGCCAATGCCCGCTGCTGCTCTTTGCTCATCTCTTCTGCAATCCGCTGCTGTTCAGTATTAATTGCCTGAAGTTTAGCGGCTCGTTCCTGACGAGACTTATTCCAATGCCGTTCCAACCGCGCCGCCTCAATGGGGTCTTCGTTATAAAGATTGTCCCAATCAGGCTCAGCTTCGGACTGTACCTCAAGTTGCGCTTTAAGCGCCGGTAGCAGTTCCGCGTATTGAGCGCGTTCCATACGGATCGCTTCGGCTTCGCTGTGGAACGACTTGCGTTCTTCAGCTAATGCCTGAGTTTTCCGTGTGTAATCCGAATAACGAGAATAACCTTTCCGAAGTTCGTCAAGGGTGACTTCCGTTTCTTCACCGTCAAGTTTAACCTTGATGGTTAGATCGTCAGGAAGTTCCTGTTCGATAACCTCTTCTGTGTCGTTCTCTTCATCTCGGTCGAACTGTTCGTCTTCATCTTCTTCCGAGTAATTCTCGGCTTCAGTTTCTTCCGCGTCGTCCTGAGCCTCTTCAGACTCTTGCGCCTCGTCCTGATCTTGGTTGTCCTCATCCGGGCCAAGCAGTTGGTCGATGGCTAGTGTTGCTTCGTGGAGGCCGATCCCTGCACTGGGGTTGCCGACTTGTTCCGTCATATAGCACCTTCTCTATTAAATGTTAACTCCTTGATTTGGCAACTAGGCCATCGTCAAGAATTGCCTGTAGGCGGGCTTTCAAACGCTCAAGTCCTTTGAGCGTGTGAAACATGTCAGAGCGTCCGCTGTAGTCAGTATGTGCCGACATACGCCACTCTTCAAAAATATCTTTTTCCACTTGAGCAAATGCCTCCTTGAGAATGTCATCCTCAAGAAGGCGCTTTGCGTGGTTAGCTTTTGTTATAGGGTCCATTAGATCAACGGCTCGTATCTAGGGTTAGTCGCCATAATCGACTGTGCTTGGGGGGCAGCAGGGGCCGGGACCGCAGAATTAAGAAGGCCATACCCCGGCTGGAAGAACATAGCTTCCGGACCAAAACCGTACCGCTCGTAATCCGCGATGTTCGGGTTGGCGCGCATATCTTGGCCTGTGCCTAAACCTAAGCCCGTGCCTGTGCCAAATGGAGATACATACGGCGTTGTTGGACCGGTATCGCCACCGCCCGCCAAAAGGTTTTTCAGAAGATCGGCTCCGATACCGCCAATGGACAAGAGTTGAGGTAGGGTTAGCCCAGTGCCGAGAACGCCGCCCTTCTCAGCGGGAGGCGCTGTGCCTGCCGTTTGCGCTGGCGTAAGTGCGCCACCTGTTATCGCGGGCAACGCGGTTTCAACGCCGACTATTGGTGCGGGAGGCAGTACTGGCTTTGGGGCGGCCTCGACAACGATGTCGCCCGTAGCTTGGTCAATCCCGTCAACAACGTTCGAAGCGCCGCCACCCGTAGTTGCTAAAAGACCACCGGCAACAGGTGCGGCGGCTAGTACTTCTGCCGGGATAACCGGTGTCTCCGCGCCTGTCACCACAATTTCTTCTGGCTGTGTTGGTGCGGGCTGCTCCACTGGAACGGAAGGCGGTGCGCTAATAAGCGATGGAACTGCGGAAGCCACCGCGCTACCAACTGTTGAACCAACTGTTGAGCCAAGAAGACTTGGCGCTGCGTTTACGATGATGTCGCCCACAGCGCCACCGACGCCCGCAGGAATTGACGCGCTTGCAAGGCTGCCAAAGTTTAAACCCTGTAGCGCATTTGGAATTAAATCTGCGTTGATACCGCTCATTGGGGCCGAGCCTCCGGAAGCAGCTTGCCCAAACACTTGGCCGCCAAGAGCGGAACCCCCCGCAGCCAATCCGGCGCGGAGCAATGTGTTTTCTAAACTGCGTCCTTGAGCGACGCTTGACGCCGCAGAACCCAAAGCCGCGCCAAGAACAGGGCCGATGCCGGGAATAAAGCTTGCGGCAACCGGCAACGCAATATCGGCAATTTGGCCGAGAACATTGGCATCTGCTTTTTCGTTGGCGATTGTCTTGTAATTATCTGTACCAACTGGAACAGTTTGAATGTCCCAGCCAGCTTTTTTTCCTTGAGTGTCAGTTAAATCTTGGCCGATGGCTACTGCTTGACGTGCAGCTTCAGGGCCAATTCCTTCAAATATAACCTGTCCATTTTTATCTACAATGCGAACAGGCTGGCTTTGCTCAACAAGCATAAGGTTGCCAAATGCCCGAGATGTTGGATTACCCTTATTGGATAAGGCTGCTTCTATAAGACTGTATTCTCCGGGGACCAATACATTTGCGCCGTCCGGCATATCCATGCGTGGCATTACATCATCCCTTCTGGTGGCATTTCGGGTTGCATCGGCATTTGCGCTTGCTGAACTGCTTGCGCCATCTGTGCGTTCTGCGCGGCCTGTTGAGCCTGCACCGCCGCACGATCCATCTCACCTTGCTGGCGTAGGAACTCGCGGTCACGCTGCATCAACGCTTCGATGTTAGCCGTGTTGACCTGCGCGCCGTACTTGGCTTCAATCTCGGCTGCCTTAATCATCATATCGGCGTCGAGTTTGTCGCGCTCACGGTCGTCCTTGCGCAGCATTTCTTCGCGTTGCAACTCAAGTTCGGCTGCCTTCTTCTGGATGTCAGCGCGGATTGCTTCCATCTGAACCTGCGACAACATCTCTTCTGGTGTTGGCTGCGGTGGTGCAGGTGGCGGTGGTGGCGGCATCATGGCTGGGTCTTTGAAGAATACAGTTGGGTCTTTGTATCCAGCCAGCGCCATCATCTGAGCCAGCGTATTGTAGTAGCCCTGCATGTCAACCAGAGGCGCACCCATCTGCATAAGCATCTCTTGCTTGGCAGCGACTTGGCCTAAGAACGCCATCTTCTCTTCGTTGCTACCAGTACCGATAGCGACGTTGACGACGACATCCATGCTCGTGTCCCATACACGCGGGTCAATTGGCACAAACGTATTGCGCAGACGCACCATGCGTGGAGCATCTTGGTTCTTGGCGATAAGCTGCATCGACTTGCGGAACAAGCCCTTCATGCCTGTCTCAGCAAAGATACGGCAGATCAGTTCGATATGTTGCGCCGCAGCAGTAATCGTGGCTGCGACCGCAGCGCGTGTCGAGGACTGAAGTGCGTTTGCATCAAGGCCGGACGCGGCTTTGGAAATACCTGTGCGGTTCTCGCGCAATTCATCCATGTACTGCAACATCGGAAATGCTTGCGACCCGACGAACGGCATTGTGAACGGCTGCACCATACCCGGTGCGCGCATACGGATAATGCCGCCAACTTCGGTGTTCATCACGTCTTCGAGATTGACTTGGCCTTCGACAACACCCGTGCGTGGATGGATTGATTGAGCCAAACTATCCAGCGTGTTGCGGAGGATATTCGATTTGATAAGCTGAATGTCCATCGTCACGTCGGCAATCGACATACCGAAGAATGTGTGCGGCTCTGGATCAGGGCAGAAGTCTACAAACGGAATAAAGTCGCAAGGTTCCCAATGCAGTATCTTGTTGGCCGTGCCAGCAACGCAGACGCGGCAAAGTTCCGCGATCCCGTCGCCGTCCATGTCAACATACACATAGCCCTCAATGTAGAGGACTTTGCGGGATGTCGTATCTGTGCGTCCGGTGATTTGAACAAACGCTTGCGGGTTACGGTCAAAGGTTTCTTCGTTACCACCAAAATCATCCAGCGTTTCAAAGCCAAGGTCTTGAACCTCATCGAAATCATAGCCCATCTTCACAAGATCGGATACGGTAACGTAACGACGGTGGGCTACGAATTCGGCGGTTTCAATAGAACGCGCACGGCGGTCGATCAAAAACTCTTCGGGCGGTACGGACTGAACGCACAGACGGCCCTTCTCGACTGTACGGACAACGGTGCAGTCGTAGGTCGCGGGCTGAGTTTGGCCCATCATGCCCATTGGCGTTTCGACCATCGTCTCGCCGTAGGTAATCTCTACGTCCTTAACTTCGATATTGACATCGGCCTGAAGGACGGAGAACGTAGCTTCGTCCAAACCCGTAAAGTAATGGGTCGTAACATCTTTTTCGGTATTCCACCAAACTTTCATGATACCGTTCTTGCGGATCAGGGCGTCCTTGAATGTGGAATAACATTCGCTGAATAGGTTGTTATCGCGTGTCAGGCAGTAGTTGACGTAATCCGTTGCTTGCTGCGCGCTCTCAATATCTTCCGGGCCATTCGGCGCGAACTCGACGACGTTGTTCGCCGCAAAAAATACTTTCATGATCGACGGCATCATGGCCTGTACAGTATCGCGCACGTCCATAGACATTGCCTGCGACCGGCCTTCCTCTTCGTTGCCGAAAGGTTCGCCCTTATAGTACTGGCCCGCAAGCGCACGCTCCGGCGAAATCACATCGTCGATGTAATCCTGCGCGTCGTCAATCTCGGCGGTGATAATGTTCTGAAGTTCTTCTTCAGATACAGGCTCTTCTACCTGCTCGTCTTCCATCTCTGGTTCTTCAATGGAAACTTCTGTACCGTCAGGAAGTTCCATAGAAGTTTCATCGGACATATCTTCGCTGTCGTCGTTTTCCGAGTTGGCGTTGGGAACCCCGGTGTCCTGATACATACCTTGGTTCTTAGCCATGTCGGCCTTACTCGGCTTACGGTTATTGCGATATGCCATATTTTAGCCTTACTTCTTTTTGGACTTGCCAGCTTCGGACAGAGCGATAGCAATAGCCTGTTTGCGTGATTTAGCCAAGGGAGCCTTTGCCGGGCCTTTGGGATTTACACCAGCGTGCAAAGTGCCTCGCTTAAATTCGCCCATAACCTTAGCCATTTTCTTGTCGGCTTTAGCCGGTTTCTTCATATCATTTACCTTTCGGCGTATACGCGCCACGTTCACTCAGATACACGATGGCCTTGTAAAGAATAGTCGTATTCTCTCTCGCGTGTCCTAGCATCATATTGCACATCGAACAGAGTATGCCGCGAACCTCACCCGTCTCGTGGTTATGGTCAACAACAACTGGTCGTTGCCCCTTATACGCTAATGTATCCGATATTTCTACCTCACAAATAGGGCAAGTAGAATTTTGGCTGGCGATGATAGTATGGTATTCATCAAGGCTCATACCGTATCGCTGTTTGAGATTACTGGCGCGGTGATAATTTGGGCGGGAGGCTCTGAGGCGGCGCTGCGCTTCGCGTAGACATACCTTACAGGCCGGGCGGTAGGGATAGAAGTGGTCGATTGGCTTTTCTTCGCCGCATTTCGAACAGGTCTTTGTTTCCACAAGTACGCTCCCTTTAAGTACCTATAGCTTATAATTTATAGAAAAGCAAAAAAGAGGGGTGGCGGCGTTCTAAACGAATGGAGTAAAGTCGTTTCGTCGCTATTACCGGCATTGCCGCGCACACCCCTAGTCACCCGTTATGCCCGACAGGAGAGGGAGAGGAAAACCTGCCGGGCAAGACAAATATATCACATCATTTATTTATGTCAAACTACGCCTTTAATATTGCGCCGTAAGGCCCCTGACTTATTGGCCATCGAATATCCGTGCATGATTGTTGATATATCGGTGGCAAGACACAGGCATAAGGCGTCTGCTTTATCTGGCGATGGAAGTCCGCGCTTCTTCATGCTCTCCTTACTCTCCACCTGCATCTTACCCGACGAGGTAAAGGTGTAGCGCGGCGACGCCAACTCGGCGAATAACTGTTCGTCCTTCGGTATCTTCACGTCACGGTTCGCCAGCCACCCTTTGCATTTAAACCACAACTCGGCGCGTAGGTTGGCGTAAGTCCCTTTCATCGCGGGACTTTCAGCCACGTTGATCCCTCGCGCTGGCAGACCAAGTTCGCGCAGACGGTCAAGCACACCTGCCCCCAACCCGATGCTATCGACCAATATCTCAACGGGTTGCTCCGATGGCGTTAGCGCCTCAAACTCAGCTACGACTGCGCCGGTTAGCTGCATCAAGTCCAGACCTTTCCAAGTCTGTATCTCTTCGACAACCGGGCCGCGCCGCTTGGCTAACGCGGAAGCATCCGATCCCATACGCGCAACGTCTAAGCCCCATACGCTTTTGGTATTCTTGGCGATCTTAATCTCGCGGTTCATAGCCCCATCAATCAACTCGACAGGAATAACCGTATCTTCTTCACGCGGCGGGAAATTACCAAGGACGCGGACGTGATAGGCCGGGCTATCTTCGCCGTACCGCAACTGCATCTCTCGAACAAACGCATCGGACACGCGTGGGCTGTCGAGGCAGCTAACGTGGAATGTTTTCCATTCGCCCTTAAGCCGGTTGTGCGTATCGTAAAACAATCCGGTGTTTCGCGTCGGGTTTCCAAGAAGAAGCGTCGTCGCGTTGTGGCCCGACATAGAACCGGACGCAGCTTCGTACACACTCTCTGGAATACCGGACGCTTCGTCGGCGACGAGCAAAACGTTGTCGGCGTGAATACCCTGCAATGCTTCGGGCGTTTCTGCCCGGCTCGTTCTGGCGGAGATGAACGCTTCGCTGGACGCGGCCTTCAATTCAATACGGTCGGCCTTGACTTCGATCAAAACCTTCAGCACTTCGGGTAGTTCATTAACCCATCGCTTCAGTTCCGCGAACATCGCATCGAACAACTGTGCGGATGTTGGCGCTGTCACAACTACCTTCACCGGATACCGCGTTAGGAAGTAATGGAGCATGGCCCAGCTTGCGGCTGTAGACTTACCGACACCGTGGCCTGAGCGAACGGAGATACGGCGCTCACCAGAACTAATCGCCTTGAGAAACTCAATCTGCCACGGGTCTGGTTTGGTTCTTAGGATATCGCGCACGAACCCGACGGGATCATCGCGGTATTTCTTCAAAAACTCCAAAAAGAAGTTTGGTTCAGATTTCGTCATTCTTATCTCCCCTGATTACACGTGCGATTGTTTGGTGACTGACCGTGATACCATGACGCTTTGCTACGATAATAGCAATATCGCGGTAGCTATGGCCTTTAACGCGTGCGGCTTTCATTGTAATCAATGCGTCCTGCGCGTTAGGGTCTGGATGCAGCTTGGCCTTGCGGCCTGTGCCTGACTTCTTAAATCCAAACGGCACTTTGCCGCCAACGTATCCGCCCTGTGAACGCTTGGCTCTCTTACCGGCGGTAACACGTTCTCTGATACGGCGGCGCTCTTCCCCGGAAAAGACGGCCATGATCTCTAGCATGAAGCGTCCGTTCGGGTTGGCCTTGTCCATTACATTGCCGTAGCCGTTGATGATTAGGTTAATGTTGGCGCTCTCCCAGTCGGCGATGACATTGAGCGCGTCTCGCGCATCGCGGAACATACGGTCTAGCTTCGATACGATGACGGTATCGCCCGGCCGGAGGAACGCCAGCTTGCAGCCTTCTTCTCGGCGCAGCAGTGGGACACCGCCGGAAACGCCCCGCTCTTCGTAAATATGGTCTAGTTCCATATTGTGTGTGAGCGCGATGCCTTGGATTTGGCGTGCTTGATCGTCGAGCGATGTGTTCTCAATCT